CAAGCACCTGTTAAGACTGAGGGTGCAGCCATCACTTATGATACTGCACAGGAGACCTTCACTGCTCGGTACACGCATGAGACGATTGCTATGGGATTCTCTATCACAGAAGAAGCTGTGGAAGATAATCTTTATGCAACTCTTTCTGCACGATACACGAAGGCACTTGCTAGAGCTATGAGTCATACTAAGCAGACCAAGGCGGTTTTCCCTCTTGTTAACGCTTACACTGCGGCAAACTTTGCCGCTGGTGATGGCTTGGCTCTTTGCATAGGAGATAGCACCAGATTAGGTACTGGAGGTCAGCCGATTAATAATGCTCTGGCTGTATCCGCAGACCTTGCTGAAGCTTCTCTTGAGCAAGCTTGTATCGACATTGGTAACTTCACAGACGAACGTGGACTTATCATTGCAGCCAAACCAGTCAAGTTGATTATTCCATCAGAACTTCAGTTCGATGCTACCGTTATACTGGAGTCCGCTCAGCGGCCCGGTACTGCGGACAACGATGTGAATGCTCTCAAGAGCAACGGAATGATCCCACAGGGGTATAGCGTAAACAACTTCCTTACGGATGCCCAGAACTGGTTTATCATCACCGACGTGCCTAATGGCATGAAGGGCTTCACCCGTGCCCCACTTACGACTGGCATGGATGGAGACTTTGATACTGGTAATGTTCGCTATAAGGCGAGGGAAAGATATTCCTTCGGCGTTAGTGACTACCTCGGTATCTTTGGTAGTGGTGACATCTAGACATTAATGTCCTAGGGGGGTGAAAAGCCCCCCATCTTTTATACCAGACTCGTCAGACTTAATCAGACAGCACACGGACTGGCGAGCTAATTGTGTGCAATGAGGTGAAATATTATGGCTACAACTAGTTTTCAAGGTGTTACTAGATCATATGGTGGTGGTAAGAAGAAGAACGTAGCTCCGGGCGTACTGACGATGGCAGTTCAATGCTGTGCTGTTTCTGGTGCTGGTGCTTTGGTTCCACTCAAGGTTGGAAGAGATCCCGCTGTAGGTGTTAATTTTGTACTCCCTAAGGGAGCAGTCCCTCTCTCACTCGTAAGTATGGGTGGTGGTACTGGGGCAGTAATGGTCGGAACGGCAGCCGATGGTGATGGGTTCTTTACTACTATTAGCATAGCTACGATAGGAACAACGTCTACTCCCCTCGGGGCTTTAGTTGGTTCAGAAGGAATAGCGGCAGATGTTCAAGTCACCATGAGTGACATAGCAACTCCTAGTGGTACCGCAGAACTTGTGTTCACTTACACAGTTGCGGACAACGGAAAAGACGGATCTATTCAATAATTAAACATTGGAGGGGTTCCATTAGTTTGGAGCCCCTCCAATGTTTATCCCATAACGGAGAATAAAATATGGCAGGAGATGCTGGAACTAGAGGACTTACCACTGGTGTTGACAGGAACTCTAAACAGACAGGTGTCAGAGTAGGTAAAGAGTGTTACTTTGCTTTCAATAGTGATGGTCTTGCGACATCAGTCAACTCTAAAGTTTTTGAAGTGAATTGCAATAAGGCAAACGTATATACTGCTAAAATGGATGCTCTTAATACAGCCGGTGCTGGCAGGTTCTGGAAGGTTGTTGGTGACAGTAATACTGCGACACAATTAAACAGTGAAACCATTCATACGTTTGCAATTGGTACTAAAACGGACTTCACACTAGCCAGAGGAAGATGGTGGATAGAAATGACAACTGCGGGCTCAAGTGCTGTTGATAACATAATCCAAATAGTTGGTTCTAATTGATTGATTAAAGGTTATACAAATGCAACAACCAGAAAACCCACACGATAATCCTAAATGGCCCTGGACAATAAGTGATAGAGAATTTGGAGCCCTTGAACAAGAAGTAAAGGAACTAAGACACGACTTTAGAAATCTTAGAACAATAGTAGAATTGGCTGGAGTGATTACAGTAACAAATGAGGATATTGACGACCTAAAAGAAAGCATAGTAAATTACGGTCATCAACGAACTGTTATATCAAGTTTGGAATCGAAATTTCAAGAATTTAGTGAAGAGTTAGTTAGAATAAAAATTAAAGTTTATACTGCTTTTTCTGTAATAGGTGTATTGTCTGCGGTTGTTGTATGGCTATCAAATGTGGCAACAGATGCATTTAAATAATCTAATATATAAAAAGTAAGGGAGATCATAAATGGAAATTGAAGCGATGTTATCTGCGTTACATCTTTCGGGTGTGAATACAGAATTAATTGGATACATAGGTATAGCTTTTATAGCTACAAAGCTGTCTCTAAAGATGTTGTCTGCCTTTGACCAAAATGGGAAAATAGGGAATACCGCTAGGAGCATTGATGGAGTGATTGGTATGAAGACAGTCAAGAGTGTTGGTTCAAGTATAAAGAAGATTAAGGAGAAGAAATAATGTTTAGATATTTAACTTTGTTTATCATGTTGTCATTGTTGGTTCCGAGCTTTCTGCTGGCGCAGGAGGTTGAAGTTTGGCCTACTGATGAGGTAGAGGTTCTTAAGCTTGACACCCCTATCACTAATCCAATATTCAGTGATGGGACTATTGACCTCAGAGTACTTACCTTAGGAAAGAAGACATCTATTGACATAGTAGTTGCTGGTATAGGATTCAGAGTAGACCCAGAGAATTGGGCACAGATTGATTTCGATCCCACCTTTGTAGATGTAGGACTTATACTTTGCACTACTCCTTACTTCAATACGGTCTTCCAGACGAATTGCGATTAGTCTACTATGGCTATATCTTCAACTCATAATTTCAATCTAGATGTAGGAGACCTGATAGAGGATGCATCGGCCATAGCTGGGTTTGATGCAACCGCAGGATTTGACGTTCGTTCTGCAAGGAGATGTTTGAATCTTCTTCAGCTAGAATGGTCTAATCTTGGGATCAACCTATGGCAGATGGAAGAGGTTAAATGGTCAGATCCTGACGATCCATTATTTGAGACCCTTACCTCCGGGGTGTCATCGTATGGATTAGCAGACAATACTATATCACTACTTGACATGTCTCTCAGGATGTATGATGGTACTGCTAACCAAGTAGACTATGCTATAGATAGGATATCGCAACCTACATATTCATATATAACTTCTAAGGTTCAGACAGGTAGGCCATTGCAGTTTCTATTTGAGAGAATAGAGATAAAAGATTATAGGACTCCTTCTGTATTAGTTAATCCTAATATAAGGGCAGACAGGCGTAGTGTGATTAGACTATGGCCTGTCCCTGACTTGGATCTTACTTACAAGCTGGTGTACTGGAGAATCGCTAGGATGGCAGATGCTGATGGTAGCCTTTCTACTAATATAGAGGTACCAGACAGATTCCTTCCTGCATTAGTACATGGACTTGCGTTCAATATGGCTAAGAGAAGCAAGATTGGAAACATAAGGACAGGGGCACCTATACTGTATTCAGAGTACGATAGGCTTTTACAGATGGCATTGGATGAAGACAGGGTAAAGACTAGTCTTATACTGTCACCTAGGAGACACAGGAGTGTCTAATAGATACGCATCAGGACCGAAAGCACTAGGTATATGCGACAGATGTGGTCGTACATACTTGTTGAATGAGCTTAAATTTGAAACTAAAAACTATAAAAGAGACAATATGCGGGTTTGCCCAAGTTGTTTTGATATCCAAAATCCTCAGGATCTACCAGATCTATTCGACGGGGGTGATACACAGGCGTTAAAAGACCCGAGACCGGATACTGGCTTAGAGGCCAGCAGAACTGTAGACTTGTCAGCTTGGAATGAAAAGTATGGAGGTAGCTAGATGCCAGACGTAGGCGGAAAAAGTTTTGGGTATACACCTGAAGAAATACGTAAGGCCAAGGCATATGGTTTGGAGACAGGTCAGGAAGTTAAGTACAAGGAAGGGTATGCCCATGGGGGATCAGTTGGCCTATCCCATAATCAGAGCATGCCTGACAAAAAAGAGAAGTGGCTGCCTAAGGGAACTAAGCTAGCAATAGGTGCTGACCCGGAGTATGCTAACCGTGGATGTGGTACTAGTGGCATGGTAGGTTCTAGTAAGAAGGGTGTAGTCTAATGTCATTCCCGATTATATCATCAACTAGTAACCCAATAGATCTTGATGACTTTAAGAACCTTGTTAAGAACTTTTTAGAGAACAACGAAAGCTCATTCTCTACCAATCTTGATCTATTAATAAGAGTTGCTGAAGACTTTATATGGGGAAGTATTGGTGGTTTCAGGACAAGATTCAAGACAGATGGAACAGATAAGCTAGTAGCATTACAAGGATACTTTGATGCAAAGGCCGCAGTAATTACTGGGTTACCTGGAATCCCTGATAAACCTACAGGTAATATAAAGGATATTCTTTCAATTGATGTTAGTAGTGAGTTTGATGTAGCAGCAGGTATCAACTGGAGCCCACTACAGCTTAGAGACTATGACTTTGTAACTCAAGCATACCCCTCATCTGCTGAGACTGGGCTACCCAGGTACTACTCTGCTGATCCACTAGAGAGTATAACTGACCCAGATGAAAATCAAAATACAATAAGAATTGCAATATCCCCAGCTCCTACCGAGACTTATTTCATAAGATACTCATACACCAAATTCCCACTATCACTTGTAGATGTCACCGCAGGAGAGGGTACTTGGATTAGCAGGAACTATATAAGTGCTTTATTGTATGGAGTTCTGTACCATGGATACCTATATGAGAAGGGTGACATTCAGTTGCTAGAGCAGTACTCAGGTTTATTCAAAGAGTCCATTATGTTAGCAGGTAAAGATGTCCAAGAGCAAGATACAAGTCAATATGAAAAGGGCACAGGCCCAGGAGATGGCGGTAATGAAATTACATAGAGGGGAAACAGATGGCATCTACCTATAAAAGTAACCTGTA